TCTTCATAGCGAAGATAAGACCAGTAGGACCAGTCATAGGTTGAACGCCACAAACGTCATATGCCATCAAGTTAGGCATAGCACGACGAACGAGTGCGATAAGGATGGGGTCCCAGTTTGCACCGCTTGAACCAGCAGCACTGGTCACAGAAGCGTTAGTGTTTACTTCGTTAAGTTGAGCTTGCTCTGCGAAGGCCTTCTCTTGGTTTTCCAAGATAGCAGCAGTGACAGCACGACGATGAGAATCTTTGATCTCACCAGCTGACTCTTCATTCAGAACCGGAGCCCACTTCTCAACGAGTTTATCGTAAGAAACTTGCATTTGCATTACTCCTTAATTATTTTTTTGTTCTTTTGATTGCATTGAGATAGACATCCATAGTTGAACCAGATTCAACTGCGGCATCAGTATCCCAATCTTCTTCGATTACTTCTTCGGTTGAAGTTACTTCTTTCTTGAAATAAGATTCTTTCACAGTTTTAACTTTTTCTGCGAATGACTCTTCATCTTCAAAGTCGAGAGAAGAAACCAAAGAACGTAATTTTTCTACTTGCGTGTCAGCAAGATCACGAGCGCTTTCACGGATAACCGTTTCACGCTGGTACTCTTCCAACTTTTCACGCATTTCTAATACTGAACCAGTTTGGTCGTTGAGTTTTTCTTCTAACTCTTCCACTGATGCAGCGAGTTCATCAACAAGGTCTACCTTAGACTCAGGTACTTCGATGTAAGACTCAACGAACAACTCTTTCAAGTTATTCATGAAACCTTCAGCAATCTCAGTACGGAGACCAGACTCAACAGCGAGTTTGTTCTCTTCCATCCAAGTTTCAACCACATAGTTGAGGTAGTTATCAACCTTCTCAACGAGATCTTCACGGGTTGCGTTCAGTTCTTCGTCAAGACGAGATTGATATTCATCTTCCAAACGTTCTACTTCTTCAGTAAGTTTGGAACGAATAGCAGTTTCGAAGATTACAGCAGTTTTCGCTTTAAATTCATCGGACAAAGTTGCTTCTGATTCAACTAATGCATTCAGTTCATCAGTGACGGAAAATTCGGGCAACTCAACTGCTTCGCCTTCTTCTTCTGACATTTCGACTTCTTCGTGCATTTTACTGTACATGGCTTGAAGTTCATGCTTCTTCATAGCGTGCATCTTGCCATACATTGCGTTGATCATACCTGCTTTAGTCTTCGGAGCAGCGGCTTGCTTAGTAGCATCGCCTGCCTTGTCTACTGAATCTACTGAGTCTTTTTCAGCATTTTCAGGATCGTGACCTTTCGCTTCCTCGATTTGGTCCTCAGACGCCTCAGGAAGTTCAACATCATCAATCATGTTCTCTTGATCAGACATGTTTTACTCCTTAAAGTTTGTTTTGAGTAACGAGAGGAAATTTTTAAACTCACGAACCTGAGTCTCGTAGAGATCAGTACGTGGAGCCTTTTTAATTTCTGTCTCCATTCTTTCAATTTCTTGAGGTTGAATGATACCATTGTTCCACACCCAATCGACACCTTCCATGATGCCGTTAACGAACGCACCAGGCGCCGAAGGGTCTTGAACAATATCTACTGTGTTAAGAAGAAAATCTTCTTTCACATACATCGTACCATTTCTGTTCTCAAGACTACCCATACCACGAGTTGAAACACCTAGTTTGACTCCCCCATCGAGTAGACCTTTAACAATCTGACCATTAGGAGTATCAAGAATAGATGCTTTTCCTACCACATTATTACCTTCCCATTGAAGGTCTGTAATGAGGTGAGAAACTTTATCAAGGTTAACTGTAGGGCCTTCAGGATGATTTAATTCACCCACTGACCTTTTCTGTTTAACCTGTTCAGTAACGTACTTGTTTACCGCATTTTCCATAATTGCTTTGGGGTAAACACGTCCGTTTCGATTCTTTTGTTCCGCTTGTGCGAACACGCCTTCAATGACATAAGACTTACCACCACCTTCTTTCGCTTCGGTGATGACAGTCAAATCTTGTTCTACATATTCGGCAATAAGTTTCATTGGTTACATTTCCTTTGCAAACGTAACACCCATCCTCTCAGCTTCTTTCTGAGAACGATAGGTGTCTAATTTTTCGCCGTCAATATAAACGGTGAAACCCTTAGTATCTTTGTGCACCATAACATGCACTTTGCCGACCTTCTTATCAAACACGTGATCGCCAGGTGGCATTTTTTTCTTAGAGGCTTCTCTAATTTCTTTAAAATTTTTCATAATTATTATTTATAAAAAATTAATTTTCTGGTTCTTCTTCTGTTTCTAAATACTCTTCTTCATCTGTCTCATCAGATGTTTCAAGAGCATCTAGTTCCGCCTCAAACTCGTCATCACTAATATCAATATCGAGTTCTTCTTCTTCCGCCTCGGCAGTTTCTGGTTCATTATTAAATACTGATTGTGCTAGAGAAACCTTACGTTGGTCTAGTGCGGTACTCAAACGGTCACCAATCAAATCGCTAAAAGACTTTTCTGCATCCAAGTGATTCTCTTTTTCGATAGCCGCCAATAGGTCAGCGATACGATTGTTCGGTTCAATCGGGTCTGCTTCTACTTGTGCTACCATTACATCATCATCTGCCATAATTCAAACTCCTATTTCAGTGCCAAAAATTCACCCTTCTTCAGGGTCTTATCAACTTCAGTATCTATGTCTTTTACTAACTGTCCATATGTACTAACTCCAGTATTGGGTGTAGTAGACCTGGCCCAAACATACGATGCAATAGCTTCATAATCTGCTTGCGTTATCGATGTGGATGCCACTAATTGGTCAACCAAGTTCGAACGTGTTAAGTTCACTGACACACCTTCTGCGAAAAGGAATGGGTTACCACCCGCCTCTCGTGTGTAGATGTTACCATTCACTGTAAGAATGTATGGAACCTTACTTGCCAAGGGTTGTATTCTCCATCCATTCTCTAAGAAGAATGTCGAACCAACATTCAACGTGTCGTTCAATGGTTCACCACCAATCGCACTAATTGCTTCTTTTTGCCAAGAAGGTATTGGATATTCTGGTGAATTCAACACCCACTCTTTCCATGCAGAATAAATGTCAATCTTTACATCAAGTTCTGTTACACCTTCATTTACATATATAATCTTTTCAAATGCAGAAAACGAAACCCTTTGGTTGGGGAACTGATTAGGGTCCCAATTCCAACTGGTACCATATTGGTGATGAATAAATGCCATTACTGATTAAGTTCTTTCCACACAACGTTGAATGTTATGTAAGTTCGATCAGGTGCAGATGGTTGTGATCCACCTGGCTGGAACCCAAGATCGTCTCCACCGATTGGATTGTACATAAACGTCCAAACAGGAGAAGATGGAGGTTCACCTTCAAGGCTACCTTCATCTGCTAAATCATATGCAGGATTGCTCCAACCAGAAGAACTGTATGCATTCAAAGAGGTCTTATAATCTAATGGGTATGCATTAACACCGTTCTTAGTAATCGAAGTCAGTGTGGTACTCAACAATGTTGCTCCAGAACTGTTCTTAACTGTGAATGCGGTGCCACCCGCAATACCAGTATCCAACCCTACGTTGTCACGTCCTTCGAGATATATTTGACCTGCGTCGGAGTCATAGTCAAGAACCAGAGCACTAAATCCTGACACTTGTGCGCTGTCTTGATTGCTTGGTGAAATATTGTTAATTCCCAACGGTACAGTAGAAGGTGTGAAATTAATAATTCGAGTATCACGGTCATCTTCGAGCAATGACACACCACCCGCATCACTGTCGTACAACCAAGCATCGTTACTTGACAAGAAAGACAAATAGAAGTTTTTGTTCAGTAATGTTTCTGGACCATTAGTTTCCGTAATATCTTTGAACTGAATTACTTGCTTGTCTTCGAAGTAGTGAATGTTTCCGCCTCGTTCTGGGTCTTGACCAACTTGTATCTCAACACGATTTACGCCACGACTATATCGATCTGCTTGACCAAAAATATCTTGCAGAGGTTGTTTGCGTCTTGATAGTCCTACTTCTGTATTAGGTCTTACCGAACCCCATTGAATACCGTCAAACAATCTTTCTAAGTTGACATCACACACACCATTTCGAATTGGTGCTCGTATAATTTCTGGGCCGTGACCAATGTGATGCCCTTTGGCATCGTATACAGCACGAACACCATCTTGTTGTGTAAATGAATCACCATCTCTTTGTACCGTAGAGTAACTGGGTGTTTCCCACTTTTCTCCTCGAAGAATACACTTCAAGAACACACGCAGTTCGCCATCTGGGAAAGTTCCGTCATTGTTAAAACAATTGAGACGAATTTGTTCTGGTGCATACAGAGAGTGGTTATCTTGTCCGGCGGCAGGAAAACCAGCAGGGTATTCGGAAGCCGGACGCATTGAGGTGATGTAATAAGCACCCTGCGTATATGGAACACCCGCAGTAGTTACTTTGTTATCAATCATGAATGTTTCATCAATAGAACTTGGCTTTCCCAATTCTTGAATGGGGTCAGTTTGAGCATCTGTCCAAACACCAGCGCCCAATGCATAGAAATAATCAGCAGTATCTTCTGTCGGCGCAGACGTTCTCTTAGTTGCCCAACAAATAGGTCTTGCACTCAACCCGATAGCATTTGTTTGCCATCCGATGTCGGTTCGATTACTCATATCCATTTCATGACAGATGATTCGTTCACCGTTGATGATAATACCCCAACGAATAGAACCTCCACCCAAGTTTTGATAATCGTAGAAATATTGGTTTGCCGTTGTGACATCAAGGGTTACACCTGATCTGTTGCCATTACCGCCACCGCCATCCAGACGATCTCCATTCCAATTTGATTGTGGTATAACTTTTTCGGTTTGAATACCGT